TAACAGCTAGGCTCGATACCGTTGGTGCTAGTAGTGGTGCGCTGAGTAATAGGAACCTCGTAATTAACGGGGCAATGAACGTGGCACAGAGAGGAACCTCAAGTACAGGTATAGGTGCTAGTGCTGGATACTTTACTTGTGACAGATGGTATATAAATTCAGCAAATACTGCTGGAAGATTAACTATGTCTCAAGCTTCTGATGGGCCTAGTGGATTTGCTAATTGTATTAAATTAGACTGTACAACTGCTGATACATCTATTGCATCAAACGAATCTTTAAGGCTCATTCAAAGATTTGAAGGTCAAGACTTACAACAGTTTGCAAAAGGAACATCTGCTGCAAAGGAATTTACTGTTAGTTTTTATGTAAAAGCCAACGCAGCATTTACTTTTGGGTGTGAACTTTTTGATAACGATAACAGCAGACAAATTTCTAAAACATTTAGTACCACGACAGATTGGGTTAGACATGAGATAACCTTTCCAGCAGATACAACAGGGGCATTTACTGATGATAATGCGTTAAGTTTGCAACTACAGTTTTGGCTTCACGCTGGTTCAGACTTTACTAGTGGTACATTAAACTCAACGTCATGGGCTAGTAATACAGACGCTAATCGTGCTGTTGGTATAGGCAGTTTTTTTAGTAGTACAAGCAACGATTTTTATATAACAGGCGTCCAGCTAGAAGTAGGCGACACCGCCACGGACTTTGAGCATGAACCGTACTCAGTCACACTAGCCAAAGCACAAAGGTATTATCAAAAATGGACAGCAAACGATGCCGCTGATTCAATATGTTCGGGGCCAATGATTTCAGACACTGCTTTTCTTGGTGAATATTTCTTTAGACAAACAATGAGAGTAGAACCTACTTTAGGTTATTCTGGTAATTTTCAAGTTCGCATAAAGAGCCAAGATAGAGCAATAGTAGGAAATCCGCAACTTAATAGAGCTACAGCAGACAACCTACAATTTTATATTCAAATTGCTGATAACAACGAGGATGGTTTTCCCGCTTTTTTTAAAGCACAAACTGCTGGCACCTATGTAGAATTTATTTCGGAGTTGTAGATATGGATATTACAAGCGCACAATACGTTAGAGATATTTATGGTGAGAATTACGCAATAAATATTGTTGTTGGGGGTAAAACTTTTTGCGTCCCACCCTCTCAAAACAACACCGATTACCAAGCCATCCTTGAGTGGGCAAAAGAAGATTCTAACGAGATAGCCGCAGCGGATTGATGACACCCTTAGATCAAATCAGGATTGCTGCTGAAAGTGATCTTGTAACATTCATAAGGTTAGTAGCACCAGAGCAGGTACTAGGGCAAGCCCATGAAGATGTCTGTAACTGGTGGATAAGACCTGACTCAAAGACGCACCAACTATTACTCTTCCCTAGGGATCACGGTAAGTCAAGATTAATAGCGTTTAGAGTAGCTTGGGAGTTGACAAAGAACCCAACATTACGTATACTATACATATCAGCTACAGCTAACCTTGCTGAGAAACAACTAGGGTTTATCAAAGGAATACTTACATCAGAGATATACAGAAGGTATTGGCCTGATCACGTAAACTTTGATGAAGGTAAACGTACACGATGGACTAACTCAGAGATTATGTTAGACCATCCATTAAGGAAGAAAGAAAATGTTAGAGACCCTTCGATCTTTACTGGTGGACTCACTACTTCGCTTACAGGTTTACATTGTGACATTGCTGTCCTCGATGACTGCGTGGTGTACGAAAATGCTTACACAGGTGAAGGACGCAATAAAGTCAAAAGTCAATACTCTCTTCTCTCGTCTATTGAAGGTGCTGAAGCGAAAGAGTGGGTAGTAGGAACTAGGTATCACCCTGCTGATTTATACAACGATCTACTACAGATGACAGAGGATCAGTACAATCCAAGAGGTGATAAGATAGGTGAGGATAGTATCTACGAGATATTTGAGAAACCTGTAGAAGAACGAGGTGATGGCACAGGTGAGTTCCTTTGGCCTAGAACCCAACGCAAAGACGGTAAGTGGTTTGGGTTTGACATGAAGATACTTGCAAAGAAGCGTGGTCAGTACCTAGACAAAGGACAGTTTAGAGCACAGTACTACAACGATCCTACAGACCCAGACAACGTACCTGTGTCACCAGATAAGTTTCAGTACTTCGAAAGGAAACACGTAAGAGAGGACAACGGCTACCTGTTCTACAAAGATAGTAGACTAAACGTATTTGCTGCAGTTGACTTCGCTTTTAGTTTAAACAAACGTGCTGACTATACAGCAATAGTTGTGGTAGGGATTGATGCAGAAAACAATGTATACGTCTTGGACATCGACAGATTCAGGACTGACAGAATATCTGATTACTTCGAACACATACTCCATATGTCAAACAAGTGGTCATTCAGAAAGCTCAGAGCAGAAACAACAGTCGCACAAATGGCAATCGTCAAGCAACTCAAAGAACTTATCAAGCAACACGGACTAGCTATAAGTATTGATGAGTATAGACCTAATAAAAACCAAGGCAACAAACAAGAGCGTATAGCTTCGATACTTGAGCCTCGCTATGACAACATGGGTATATGGCACTATAGAGGTGGTAATACTCAGATACTAGAAGAAGAGTTGTCATCACGTAACCCTGCTCACGATGATGTTATAGACGCACTAGCTTCAGTCATAGACATGGCTGTCAAACCAGCTAGAGTAATACGTAGGAGTAGAGATAACGTGGTACAGTTTAACTCAAGATTTGGTGGAGTTTCCTTCTAATGGCTGGAACAACTATTGACCTTCAAACCATGATTGATCCCCACGGTCTAGCAGAAGACATTGCAGATCGTTGGACACAATGGCACAACGCAAGACGAACAAAAGTTGAAGAGTGGAAAGAGTTACGTAATTACATTTACGCTACTGATACTCGCACTACGTCCAATAGTAAACTACCTTGGACTAACAGTACGACTACTCCAAAGTTAACACAAATAGCTGACAACTTACACGCTAACTATTTCTCAGCTTTGTTTCCTCAGAAGCGTTGGTTTAGGTTTGAAGCTAACGATGCAGCCTCAGACATAAAAAGCAAGCGTGACGTTATCCAAGCCTACATGGAAAACAAAATAAGGCAGTCTGATTTTGTCAATACTACAAGCAAACTAATTAATGACTACATTCAGTACGGTAACTGTTTTGCTACAGTAGAGTTTGAGAGAGACTACACTGAGTACGAAGATGGTGAACGTGCTGTAAACTACGTAGGACCAAAGCTTGTACGTATTAGTCCTTTTGATATTTGCTTTAACCCACTAGCAGCAAACTTTGGTGAAAGCCCTAAGATTGTCAGAAGCATGATGAGCATGGGTGAGTTAGCTAGAAAGATTGAAGAGACTGTAGAGAATGATTACTTAAGTAAAATCTTTGAAAAGATGGTGGGTAACAGGGCTGCAGTAAGCGGTAATGATGTTGACATAGATAAGTCTCACGCTTTTACAGCAGACGGTTTTACAAACCTAAACGAATATTACGAGTCAAACTATGTAGAGCTTATGACATTCTACGGTGACATCTATGATGCTGACACCAAAGTCTTTCACAAGAACAGAGTTATAACTATTGTAGATAGAGCATATGTAATCTACAATGAGCAGAACCCTAGCTGGTTAGGTAAGTCACCTATCTACCATGCAGGTTGGAGAGAACGTCCAGACAATCTCTATGCTATGGGTCCACTTGACAATCTTGTTGGTATGCAGTATAGAATAGATCACTTAGAGAACCTCAAGTCTGATGTCTTTGATCAGATAGCTTACCCTATCATTAAGATTAGAGGTGACGTAGAGGACTTCGACTTTGAGCCAGCAGCACGTATATACATGGGTGAAGAAGGTGACGTAGGATACTTAGCTCCTGACGCTACAGCACTAAACGCAGACTTTCAGATACAGAACCTAGAAAATAAAATGGAAATGATGGCTGGTGCTCCAAGAGAAGCTATGGGTATCCGTAGTGCAGGTGAGAAGACAGCCTTTGAAGTACAGCAGTTGATGACTGCAGCAGGACGTATCTTCCAACACAAGACTGCACACTTTGAGAGAGTATTTCTAGAGCCTATCCTAAACGGAATGATAGAAGCTGCTAGACGTAACATGGACTACGCAGATACAATCAGAGTTCTTAATGAAGACTCAGGTGTTTTCTTCTTTGAAGAGATTACAAAAGAAGACATCATGGCTAACGGTAAGATAATACCTATGGGTGCTAGACACTTTGCTGAAAGAGCACAGAGAATACAAAGCTTAACACAACTTTATCAAATCAAATTAGCAGACCCAACTGTTGCTGTTCACTTGTCAGGTAAAGAGTTTGCTAGAATATTATCAGATGAACTAGGTGAACCAGCCTTGTTTGGTGATAACATTACAGTTTCTGAACAACTAGAAACTCAACGTATTACTACTGAAGCTGAAGTACAATACGAAGAAGAACAACAAATAGCGATAGAAGAAGGATTATAGTATGCCGTATAAAAAAGGTAAAGTTATGGAATACAAAAACAAAACCGCAGGACCAAAAGGTTACTCTAAAAAGAAGAAAAAGAAAACAAAGATGAAATCTGGCGGTGGCGGCAAATAGTAATGAAAGCCGCTTGGTTTAAAAAATGTAAGACGCAGGAAGACAAGGACAAGATCAAACAAAAGATTATGTCCAACTCAGAAAGTCTTCTGCTTCTCGAAGAAATTCTTGAGTCTATGCTTGAGGATAGACCAACTACGGCTGACTATGACAGCCCTTCTTGGTCACACAAAATGGCTGATCGTATCGGCTACAACAGAGCACTAACCCAAGTGCTCGATCTTATTAACCTAGATAAGGAATAAAACTATGGTATTTACTGATAACACTGCAACCACACAGGAAGATCAGAACAACGAGACTCAAGTACAGGAAACCCCTTCACAGGAATCCTTTCTTGATAAACTTGTACAGGCAAAAGGAGAGAACTGGAAAAATCCTGAAGTGTTAGCCAAAGGCAAATTAGAAGCTGATGGTTACATTAAAAATCTTGAAGACCAACTCACTCAAATGAGGGAAGACTTAAAGAAACAGGAATACAAAAACGAAGTTCTTGATCAGCTTCAGACCAAGGCCGCTGAAACTACTGCAGCGACTAATGAAGTGCCTAATAATAACAGTAGCACTAAAGACCAGAATACCACTGCAAACTTTAGTGAGGAAGACCTGAAGAGCCTTGTAGAAAAGACACTTGGTCAGCGAGAGTTAGAAGCCAAAGTTAATGGTAACTTACAACTTGTTGATAAAGAACTAGAGGGAAGCTTTGGCACTGAAGCCAAGGCTCAAATCGAAAGGAAAGCTGAAGAGCTTGGTATGTCAATAGATCGTTTACGTGATATTGCTGCTGAGTCACCCAACGCTTTCTTCGCTCTTATAGGTGAGAACAAACGTCCTGTCAGCCCTATGGTTGCTGGGTCAGTTCGAACCGAAGGTGTCAATATGCAGTCCTCTACGGAAAGAGATTTTAATTACTATCAGAAACTTCGTAGAGAAAATCGTAACTTGTACTATTCTGCTAAGACGCAACAACAAATGTTCGAGGACAAATCTCGTCTTGGCGAAAAGTTTGGTGCATAATAAAGGAACTTAGACATGGCAATGACCACATCTAATACCTCGTTCCTGCAACGTGCTCAGGTCTATTCATCAGAATTAAAAGATATTCTGCGTGAAGAGATGATGGCACAACGATATGTGCGTATGCTTGATGGTTTTCCTGATGGAAATACTTTCAACATCCCATCTATCGGTCAGGCACAGGTAGACAACTACTCGGAAGATAGTGCCGTTACCTACCGTCCATTAGACACAGGTAACTTCACCTTCACAGTCGATAAGTATCTTTCATCAGCTACTTACATGACAAAGAAAGCAGAGCAAGACACATTCTATTCTTCAGAATTAATGTCACGCTTTGTACCTGAACAAGAACGTGCAATCATGGAACATTTCGAGACAACAACTCTCGCTGCTCCTGAATCTGGCGTATCAGCTAACTCAACAGAAGCAATCAACAGCATCTCAATGCGTGTTGGTTCTACTGGTACAGGGGAAGTTATCTCCTTAAAAGAGTTTGCTTATGCACGTTACGCTCTGAAGAAACAGAACGTTCCAGACAGCAACTTGGTAGCCATCGTTGATCCATCTGTTGAGTACACACTTAACACATTGAGCAACGTAATAAACGTGTCAAACAACCCACGTTTTGAAGGACTAGTTCGTGATGGTATAGCAACTGGTATGCGTTTCGTAGCAAACGTATATGGGTTTGACGTATACTGCTCAAACTTCCTACCAACAGCAACCGATAACGCACTTCCAGATTTAACTGCTTCTAACCAAGATTACTCATCAACAAACGGTGTTGTAAACTTGTTCTTCTCAGCAGATCAGTCTGTAAATCCATTCGTGGGTGCGTTTAGACAGCAACCTCAGGTTGACTACGACTACAACAAAGACTTCCAAAGACACGAGTTTGTAACAACTGCTCGTTATGGTGTCAAGTTGTACCGTCCTGAAAACATGGTTCGTGTTGTCACGAAACCAACAGTAGCGTAAGGAGGTAGATTAATGAGTTATGTAAACGCAGACGGTCTAGAAGTTCTTACCGCAGGTGAACAGGGAACTGCTGCAAAGCGTGGTACTTCTCTTTCAAGTCAGAAGAAATCATTGGTGATGAATATCACAGGAACAGAAGTTCCTTCATCTGTGGCAACTCCACAAGATCACGATGCTTTCATTCCAGCAGGTTCGTACATCACTAGTGCTCACCTTCTTGTCTCTACAGCTTTTACCTCAGGTGGTTCAGCTACATTGACAATAGGTACTTACACTCAGGCTGGTGTTGCAGTTGATGCCGATGGTATTGATGCAACGATTGCTTTAGCTGCTATTGGTGCAGACAAAGCAGTAGCTTGTGATGGTGCAGCAGTAGGCGGTACAGCAACTGTTGGTGGCGCAGATGTTTATGTCGAAGCTATCTATGGCACAGCAGCACTTACTGCTGGTGAAGCCAAGTTGGTTATCGAATACATCGAGCCTTAAAAGCTTTGGGTGTTCCTTCGGGAGCACCCTTCACCCATTTAATATTGGATAGTACCTAATGAAAAGCACTCTTCTACAAATAGTACAATCTATCTTATCCGATATGGATTCAGAAGCTGTTAATGCTTTAGGTGATAGTGTTGAAGCGCAACAGGTAGCCTCAGTGGTTGAAGATACCTACTTTAATATTATAGCTGCTAGAAACATACCAGAGCATAACAAGTTAATACCCTTGGTTTCTTTAAGTGATAATACAAGACCTACTCATTTTACTTACCCTGCAAGAACAAAAGAATTAATACGTATAGATTACAATATAGGAACAGCGTCTAGTCAAGACTACAGAGAAATAGTTTACGTAGAGCCTCTAGTGTTTATAGACAGAATGAGTGAGACAGACCTAAAGGTAACTACTGTTGACCAATCTGTAGAGTTGTTTGTAGCTAATAACAAAGACCCATCCTACTACACATCTTTTAATGACAACCACATTATAATGGATTCTTATGATGCTGCAGTAGAAGCTCATCTGGCTGCTAATAAGACCAGATCGTTTTGTTCTATCTACCCAACTTTTAGCCAGACAGATAGTTTTGCTATAGACCTAGACCAAACACTAATGCCTTTACTTTTGTCTGAGTCTAAGTCAGCTTGCTTTAGTTTGTTTAAAGGTGGTTCTGACCCTAAGATTGAACAGGCTGCACGTAGATTAAAGTCTTACGTACAAAATGACCAATACAAAACTAGACAAGCTTCTAGAAACCAGTACGGAAGAAGTTAATGATTGAAATAGATGTTGACACAGTGAACCAACATTGTGTAATAAAGTCTGACAAGATGGTTTCAGAGATTTATGTCAGTAAAGAAGACAGTGGTTACAGTTTTTTTAGAGTAAAGTTTGAGAAAGGTTCAGTACCAAGTGAACTATCTGGAAGATACTCTAGCTTACAAAAAGGTAAAGAAGCTGTAGAACATTACCTAAGAAACAAGGTAAAAACTAAAACTGTTCAGCGTAACGAGTACGCAGACCAACGTGAGAAAGAACGTAATGGCTCAAAGTCTAAATCAGAAAGCAGTTAACAACTTTGTCAAAGGTCTTATAACTGAGGCTGCTGAACTTACGTTTCCTGAGGGTGCTTCTGTTGATGAGTCAAACTGTGACTTACGTAGAGATGGTACTAGACGTAGAAGGTTAGGTGTAGTTTATGAAGGTAGTAATGCTTTCTCTTCTTTTACCCTAAGCAACTCAGAACTTACAACCACAGGTAGTTGGATTAACGTAGGTGGAAACGCTAACTTAGAATTTTTAGTTTTGCAAAAAGGTAGTACTCTTTACTTCTACAACAAGGCTTCAACTCCTTTCTCCAATCAAGTTCTCTCAAACTCAATAAACTTAGCTTCATACCAACACAGTAGTTCAGCAGGTGCAGGTACAGCCAAGTGTCAGTTTACCTCTATAAAAGGTAACTTAGTAGTTTCTTCACCCCAAATAAACACAATAGTTATTCAGTATAATACTAACGGAACATTTACTGTAAGTTCAGTATCATTTGATATTAGAGACTTTGAATGGCAAAGTGATGAGTCTTTACTTTACTCTGATAGAAGCACTGTTCTTACTCTAAAAGATAGAGACTACGATTCACAAAATTCAGGTTGGGTAGGAACTAAAGGTGCAGCAGCCTATACTGCTTACAAGTCAGCTAACTCAGCTAGACCAGCTTTAACACACCCTTGGTATGCAGGTAAAGACACTAATGGAGACTTTGATCAAGCTGAATGGAAAAAGGTTTTTGGTGGTAGCTCTCGTACAGCAAACGGACATTACATACTAGACTTCTTTACTAAAGACAGGCAAACAGCGTCTAGTGTTACAGGTATGACTAAGGCTACTGACCCAGAAACAGCTAGGTTTAAATGTGCTGAGTCTTTTTCTGGTAGAGTTTTTTATGCAGGGCTTGATAGTGCTGAAAACTCTGGAACTATTTTATTTTCTAGAAGTGTTGAAACTATAGCTGACCTAGGTATTTGTCACCAAGTAAATGATCCTACGTCAGAGTACTTATCTGACCTACTAGATACAGACGGTGGTGTTATAAGAATACCTGACGCTGTTAAAATACAGAAACTATACGCTTATCAAAACTCTCTCTTTGTATTTGCTGAGAATGGTGTATGGCAGATAGCTGGTGTTGACGGTGTGTTTAGAGCTAGTTCTTTTTCTGTCAACAGAGTTACTAGGGTTGGTTTATTACAGCCAGAGACATTCGTAGAAGCCGAGGGTATTCCTTTTTGGTGGTCTGAGTCTGGTATACACACACTAACTACAGACCCTGTGTCAGGGCAAGGTACTGAGCAGAACTTAACTATTCCTACTATTCAAACACTTTGGGATGACATAGATAGTACAGCTAAGTCTAGGGTTACTGCTGTTTACGACAGGGTTAATAAAAGAATATACTGGGGCTATCCTAACGCAAGTGAATCTGTAGTTTCTAAATTAAATAACTTTCTTATACTAGACATTCCTCTTCAAGCTTTCTTTCCTTGGAAAGTCTCTGATCAAACTTCTAATACTGATGCAATAGTGGGTCTAGCTTTTTATCCAACTTACACCCCAGCTAACACAGGTGACCCTGCTGTAGTCTTAATATGTAGAGAAGGGTCAGACAGTAAGATAACCTTTGGTGGCTTTACAGGAATAACTTTCTTAGATTGGACAGACACAAACTACTCATCCTTTGCTGAAACAGGTTACGACTTTGTTGGTGACTTGGTGACTAAGAAGAGTGCTCCTTATATTGTGACTTACTGTAGAGTTACAGAGACAGGATTTACTGGTAGTGAGAGTGCAGGTTACGAGGCTGTAAGACCATCAGGTTTAAAAATATCTGCTGCTTGGGATTTTGCTGAGGACTTTGGTGCATCACAACAGGTATACAGATTGAAGTATCCTGTGCTGCCTAACAGCAGTAACCTAAATGATTTTAATTATCCTGAAGATGTAATAACTTCAAGGGTAAAAGTACGTGGACACGGACGATCCATGAGAATAAAATACGAAAGTGAACAGGGTAAAGACTTCTTGCTCCTAGGTTGGGGTATGATACAAGGAAGGAACCCTAGATACTAATGACTATACAATCCAAAAGATTAAAGGGTGTACAAGGAAAAAATTTTAAAGCTGACATAGAATACAACGAGAACTTAGTAGCAATACACTTACCTACTATAGACGTTATGAATAGAGATACAGTCCTTGAGATGAGAGAAATGTTAAAGGATTGGAATGAGTTTTTTAAATTTGTTGGATACGAAGAAACATACGCAGCCTTTGAAGAAAACAACCCTAAGATGATAAAATTAGTTAGACTATTAAATTTTGAATATGTTAGAGATAACTTAGGTTTCTCTATATTTAGGTATATAGGAGAATAATATGCCCCAAGCAGTACCAGTTTTAGCAGCAATCGGCGGTGGTTCAGCCGTAGTAGGCGGTATAGCAGTAGCAGGAGGTGCTTTAGCCATTGGAGGCACAGTAAAAAGTGTCAAATCTGCCAAGGCTTCTGCTGGTGCAGCAAGGTCTGCAGCTAACGAACAAATAAAAGCAACTAAACTAGCTGCCAACAGACAAAGAAGACAATCTATAAGGGCTTTCTTATCACAAAGAGCATCTTTAGCAGCAGCAAATAGAGCCTCAGGTATACAAACTTCTGCAGCAGCAGGTGGTTTAGGTAGTATGTCATCTCAATTCGGAGCTAACTTAGGTTTTAGTGGACAAATGACAGGTATAAATCAGAACATTACTAGATTATCTGGTATACAAAGCACACAAGCTGCTATGTCAGGTATGTATGGTAATATAGCAGGGCTTGGTATGCAAATGTTTGGTAGTGCAGGTACTATAGGAACTGGTATAGAAGCTGGTATAGCAAAAGCAACTGGTCTTGATAAATTTAAAGCCACAGGCTATGTATAGGTCTAAAATATGTCAACACTCTTAACTCTTGAAGATAAAGTCTTCAATGAATTAGCTTTAGTTGATGACAGTTATGACAGAGAAGAAGAAAAATCCTTCAACCCTCTAAATACTGTCGATAAAAACAAAGCTGAAGAAATATCTATAGTTACTGAGATACCTTCTGATCAAGTATCAGCAGAACTTACTCAAGGTATTAACGACTCTGAGGTTGCTGCTTTACAACAGGGTGTCAACTTTAACTACGCATCAGCTATAGAAAAAGCATATGAGGATGGACTCAGTGCTTCAGAGATGGCAGACCTAATTAAGGAACGTACAGAAAAGGGTGAAGACATGACCCTTGGTGAGTACTCTTTGATCCAAGGGCTTATGCTAAACGACAACGGTATCAATGGTTATGCTGCTCGTACTCTAACAAACATGAAGATATGGAACGATCTGTTATCTGATGAGTTAGAAGCAAACGAGCAGTCTACTATTTCTAAGATACTCTCATTCTTAGACGTTAATGTACTTAGAGAAATAACTATAGGTGCTTTTGAAAACGTAAGTTACAGAACTAATCGTGAAGGTTCTGACATAAGGGGAGCTTTTAATACCTTATCTGCAGGTGAGTTTAAGGAATGGGCTAAGGAGTACTTAAACGAACGTAAGAGTGAGGGTATCTTCTCTGACGATAGTATCTGGAACCTTTACAAAGCAGCCAACGATGCCACTTACTTAGGCGATGACCCTATGGCAAACCTCTGGGCTATCTTTGGTGTAGTAGATATAGCTACACTAGGGTCTACCAAGGCTGTCTCATCTCCTTTAAAGTCTTTAGTAACTAGAGGTGTAAAAGAAATAACTGGTGAAGAAGGAACTACTCTAGCCAAAGTTTCTGGACTAGGTAAGTCTCGTAAACCTATAGATACTGTTGCTGTTATTAACGGTGAAGAAGTTGCTGCTGAAGTAGCAGGTAAAATAATAGATGATGTAGGGGTGCAATCAGACTCAGTTACTGCAGGAAGACTACTACCAGAAAGCTTAGACCCTACGTCAGGACCAAAGAGTAGACCCAACGGTGTTGGTATTAGAGATGTAGTTAGAAAGAGTTCTATCTTTGAGTTCTTAGAAAGAGCAAACAGAAGAGGTAGCTTTGGTTCTTTAGCTTCAAAAGAAGCAATAGATACAGCAGCTACACAAATAGCAGCACGTATATCAGCAAGCGTTAATGATGCTGTAGTAAACGTAAAACAAACTAGGGTCATTGACCAGAACTCAGACGATCATTTAGTAGTAGTTAGGTTAGGTAAGGATGGCTCAGGTGCTCCCTTCAGAAGAAAGATGGATGCTGAAGCTGTAGCTGCACAAGACCCTAGCCTAAAGGTTGTCAAGAAAGAAGAAGGTAGAGGTTGGTTTGTTGAGGCTGAAGAAAGAATAGATGCTCTAAGCTTACCAGATGAAATACCAAGATTTGAATTTCAAGGTGGTATTGTAGGTAATGTTCTAAATAAAGTATTTGGTGCTGCTACAGTTAGACTTGGTGACAAGATTGGTGGTAAATTCTTACAAGCTGAGGCTGGACAAGGACTAGTCTCTAACCAAATAAAACCTTACGAAAAACTAATAAGAAAAATAAAAGGGAAAGAGAGAGAAAACCTATCAGACTTCCTTACTCAACTACGTGATGGTGAATTGTCTAAGGAAAGAGAGTTTCCTACAAGACAAGGCTTCCAAGCTATGTACAAAACTATGTATCAAACTAAACCAAGTGATGGTTTGCTTGATGCGTATGACGCTCTAGTTGACATAAGTAATGCTTCTTGGCACATCCAATCCTCTGCTAGGCTCAAACGTGTAGTAGCTGAGGGTGGTGTATTTGTAAGTATAACTGATGACTTTGGTGCTATAGGATACCGTGTATCTAATGTTCCTGATAATGAGTTAGTTCTAGATTTAAAAGCAAAGGGTGGTAAGGGTGGCTCCTTTAGACCTAGTGAACTAAAGTCAGACCAGCCTATATTTAAAATACCTGATACATTTGCAGACCATTTGTATGTAACTAACGTAGATTCTGTACGTGTACTAGAGCGTATAGACGTAATGCCTTACAATGCAGGTGGACCAAGAACAAACGCAGAGTTTAGGTACTTTGTAGGAACTGTAAGAGAACAGATGTTACTATCTGGTAACACAGTATCCACAGGGTTTAGAACCTTACTAGGTTCCTTTGGTCAAGATCAAGCTAGACTAGCTGTTAAGCAGCTTAATAATATAACAACCAAAGTAAAGTCTTTAATGGATGACATGGGTGTTGATGACATACAGAAACTTAACTTATCCAAAGAACAGTACGATGAGTTAGGTGATGTTATACGTGCAAACAACGACTGGCACAAGCACGTAACAGACCTAGAGGACTTACAGGCTCTATCTAAGAAACATAACTTTAGGTTCACAGAGAAGTTTGAGCGTAAAGCTAGGGATCAAAAGGTACAGATAGATGAAGTTGGAGAAGACCCATCAATAGCTGGTGTAAGCTTTGGTGAGGTAGTAGGTACAAGACTAAATATGAAGCGTGGTGACACCCCTCTCATGGAGTTTGGTGGTAAGAAAGCTGCCAACGCTAGTCCTATCTCTACAATAGCTGATCAGTTTGCTTCAGAAACTTTTGGTTATGCTAATCGTACAGCTTCACAGAGTGCTATGGTTGGTTGGGTAAAGCTTGCTGAGAATACTCAGGGTATAGTAACTTTTCCTAAAGGTCTAGCAAAGAACGACTACTACAATAAGTTCTTACAGGCTGAGGTCACTAAGACAGGTAAGTATAATGACTTAGCTGCACAGCTTAGAGAGCAGCAAGACGTAATCAAAAGAAGAATGAACCAGTCTACTTGGTTTAGTGACAGATGGGATAGCTTTACATCCTCTGCTACAGAGTTTGTCTTTGGTAAAACAGGTAAAAAGATAGACTTTACTAAAGCTGACCCTGCGTCTAGACTATTGCAGGTAGGTTTCTACTCTAAGTTCGGTTTCTTTAACCCTGATCAGTTTGTTCTACAGGGTATACACTCGCTTACAATAGCAGCAATATCACCAAGGCAAGGTGTAAAGGCTCTAGGGCTTGTGTCACCTATGATGGTGTTAGCTAATGCTCCTGATTCAGCCTCAAGAAGACTAGCAATACAAAGACTTTCTAAGTTCTCTGGTATTGAAGAAGCAGAGTTAGGTACTTTACTTAAGTACATGGATGATAGTGGTAGAAACTTTATCAATAACGAGGTTATAGAACTTCAAGGACCAAATACTTTTGGAACAGCAAGTACACTAGCAGGTAAAGCCCAAGAGAAAGTTGGTAGTTTCTTAGACTACAGTACTCTGTTCTTTAGAGAGGGTGAAAGAGTATCACGTTTAACTGGTGTTATTACAGCTTTCCTAGAACACAGAGCTAGAAGACCTAATATAGACCCATTGTCACCAGACGGTAAACTTTGGATAACAAACAGAGAGCAAGACCTAACCTTTAGAATGACTACTCAGTCACGTAACCTAGCTCAGAGTGGACCTATGAGAGTGCCTACACAATGGCTATCCTTTAGTATACGTGCTATGGAGAACATTGTAGTAGGTAGAAACTTTACTGATGGTGAACGTGTTAGAATGTTTATGGTCATGGGGCCGATGTTTGGCCTAACAGGTCTTGGTGCAGGTAAACTAGCTACTTACTTCACAGAGCAGATGGGTTATGACCCTAGTGATGAAGACGCTGTAACCTTTCATAACAGAATAAAGTACGGTTTGATTGATGGTCTGTTATCAAATGCTCTAGGTACTGAGACAGCCTATGCAACTAGGGTTGCTCCTATAGATCAGTTCTTTGACACACACAAGAAGCTCACAGAAGAAAGTTTCTTTACAGCTTTACTTGGGCCATCAGGTGAAATATCTAGGGATATGTTAGCTGTAGCGTCTACTGCAGTAACTAGCCTAGTGTCAGGTAGGACTGAGATGGTTAGAGAGGACTTAACGCAGTTAGTTCGTAACCTTTCTACTTTTGACAAAGCTGTAAAAATTAGAGAACTAATAGAAACAGGCTCATACCGTAGTAGAACTAGAAAAGAAGCTGTGTCAAACCTAGACCCTATGGCTGCAGCAGCAGTTTTATTTGGTGCTACTCCTGCTCCTGTACAGAACTATTACGACTATACAGAGATGGTTTACGACAAAAACAATTACTACAAAGACATGAGAAAAAGATTGCAAAGTAAAGCACTTCAAGCAGATAACCTCTTGACAGAAGGGGATAAAGATGATATGGTAAGAGGACTGAAACTTAGAGAAGAGATTCGTGATGAAATCTTTTCTTCTAGACTGTCAAGTTCTTTAATGCTAGAGCTACAGAGAAGTTTAGTAAACCCTGACTCTACCATAAATTACTTTAGAAACGCTATTCGTCTTGATATGGGTTTTGCAACAGATATGTTAACACAACAAATTAGGTAAGGATTTACTATGGTTGATTACTCCATAGACATTAAAGATGAAGGAGTAGCTTACGAAAAAGCTGTGAAGATGCCGTCAGCAAGTGACTCAGCAATAGCTATAGCTGGTGTAGCAAAGCTAGGTGATGGTGTATTCAAGACTCTTGATGCACTAGACGCAGCTAAGAGAAGGTCTGCACCTACTGATAGCATGATAAAAAGAGCAGCCTTTGGTGAGCTATCTCAGGAAATCAATGCTACAAAAGGTTTAAGTGCTTTAAACAAAAGAGCAGGAATTAATGCTGCTATAATAAAGTACACAAACGCTGGCTTTGAAGTAGGTCAGGCAGAAAAAGACTTAGCTAAAATGGCTGGTGTTGACATTGACTACATAGGGTTTGACCCTGCTCAAGCAGCTATAGATGGTGCTTTGAAACTTATAAACGACAACCCTGCACACATAACACTTGCTGCTCAACAGTTAAATGCTGCAGAGAAAGATTATACACAAGCAGACCTACTTAACCTAGCTATTAGAAACGTACAGAAGACAGAAGCTGCTACTCTATATATAGCAAACTCTCAAGTAATAGATCAAGCAGAGTTTCAGAGCCAGTTTGTTCCACAGGCTGAGACACTATTGTCAAACTTAGAGGCTCAAATCATGGCTGGG